TGGCAGGGGAAACCCACCACAACGCGGACGCGGCGGCAATCGCCCCGCTCCCCAACCGCAAGTTATTTTACTTGCCCAATCGCAGGCAGCGCCTGCTCAACCGCTGGTACAACCAGCCCAAGGCCCGCAAGGGCCAAGTATTGGTAAGGCTCAGGCCGCAACCAATCCCAATTCCCTTATTGATGACGGAACAACTAAGAAAACTTTCCGAATCACTTGGCGACTATCCCAAGATCAAATTGATCTAGCTTCCATTCAGATGCCCAGCATCAAATTTGAGTGGACAATGAGAGCAGAATACCATCCACATGGTTTGTTAGCAGCCCAAAGAGCTGTTGCTGAAAAATATGCCTATGATATTTTGAATACTATCAAAAATGGCACATGGATAGTCGACGTCGGCTCAGATATCGCAAGACATAGAAAAGAGCGGCGCGTCAAGATATGGGGTCTCTTACCAAACATCTTGCCTGATGATCAAGTTCGGCAAAGAAAAGCAGCCAATTTCAATGGCTGGTGCGAAAATAAAGTCATGGAGTGTCCTTGCTTACACAAGGATGACCCTGCTAACACAAAAGTTGCTAGTTACTTGTTTGTGCATAGCGCATATTACATTCTACCAACAGATATTTGCACATTGGTCAATACCTCCCTCAAAGGTGAAGCAATTATCATCACCCACGTTTTTCCTGATCCATTAGGAAAATTTTCGCAGGGTGAGGGTACTTACACCAATGAAGATGGAGAAATAGTCTTCGAAGCCGCTGGCAATTTAGAAGTCTATACACATAGAGATCCTATCTTTCTACAATACCCTTACTGGGAGGACCCTGATGGCAAAATGGCAATGGTCATTACAAAAAGAGCTTCTTTTGGTGAAACCCATGTTTACCATTTAATTAGAGCTAAAGTACTAGGACCACAAAATATGTTAGCAGCAAAGCCCAAAAATTATCATACCGCTTTGCAGGACTATGATTATCGTGGCCCAATTGACTATCACCCATTAGCCGGGCTCATTACTGTTGATGACACTCGAGTCAGTCCAGTTTTTGAAGCTATCAAGGTCAATATCAGCACATTTTATTCTTATGGAGCTAATTTTTGTGTCGCAATACCCCAACAAGGATTGGTACATTTACCAAAGGGGTTGATTGCAGACATAGCTCTTAAGTGTGTTGGTACAGAAAGAACAGCCGAACGATTCGAAATCTTATGCGCCGAAGCTAAGAAAATGATTAATAAAAACAATATGCCTCCGGCCATGATGGCCCGAGCTCTACCCTTTGCGGTAGCCATTGGCTTTATCACAAATTTAGTCAACGAGAACAGCGCTCTTGCCGGAATAATATATCCCGCTAGCACTGAATTAGAAATTAATCATAGTTTTCGAAAGTTGAATTTCGCTGCACTTAAGTCAGCACAATGGACAACAAACATTTCAACAGCCATAGCAGCCGGCCTTGCAACTTTTAAGTTGTTTTCAGGGGCCACCATGCCAGTGCGCGTTATTGCCTCTGCTGCCGCTGCCATTCTTGGCGTGCAATTTGTATCACATACCATTGACTACACTGAAGTTGGGCTAAAAGCACCCATTCCACGTAGAACAACTATTGGTCAGAGGATTCAGACGAAGATAGTCGATACCCTTACCAGGGTTGCCAACTGGTTTGGTCTTGATTTTATGCCACAGAGACCAATTGGGGCCGTAGTGCCTGCCGGCCTAGTTGCCGAGGTCTTTCGTTTCTTTGGTCGAACAGCATATTTTGTTGGTTCAGTCATTGTTGTCCCATATTTCGAGGAGAAATATAAGATGTTGATGCCATTTCATATGGCTTGGTACTGTCGCGCAGAATTTTTGGCCAATATCTATTTTTATGGCTTCTGGCGTTCAATGCCCACTTACCTTATTCATTTGGTTACATTTAGTCTTAGCTTTACAGATGCTATTACTATTCACATTCTTTGGAACCTAA